ATATCGTAGGCAACCAATACATATGCCAGAAATTGAATCAATTTTACAAATTTTATTACATGGACTTATCATTATCATTCCACATTAGGAATAAAGCATTACACATTAAGTGTGCTAGATGCGATTTACCCGATTCAGGGTCTATCTTTTCTCCAGTAGCATAAGAGATAAGATGCCGCATTGCAGCCTTTTCATACCTTGCAGGTTCAATATGCTTCCAGTTATCTCTAGAATACTTCTTAGCTCCAAACTCTAGAACTTCTAGAACCTGCTCTAATTCCTTCCATGGCATCAAAGTCCAGTCAACTTTATCACTATCAAACTTTTTGCCAGTTTCAGTAGGTCTTAATACCCTTGGAGTAGCCGGAGGCTCCTCTGTATCCCTTTTATAGGTTATACCATTATAAGGTACAAATAAAGAATAATTTGTGCATCCAGCACATCTGCTAGACTTCGCGAAATTATCACAATCAGCACAAGTTAAATTCATATAAGCTTTCCTCTCTAAAATCATAGTTTTCATAGCTGTAGCCTCTAGGATTACAGATAAACTTAGTATTCGCTAGGGTTTCATCGTAGTTATCGTGAGTATGGCCAAATATCCATACTTTAGGTAACTTGCTAATTTGACCTATAGTATTCGAGTTAAACATGCACGATTCAATCATTCCACGATAACGAGGATGACAGAAATGAGCACTAGGTACATAGTGTGTGATAAGAATGTCTACTTCGACAGTTTTAATCCACTCAACTGTATCTTTATACTCCTGCATCCACAATTGTGGGGTCATTTGTGGCATATGCATAAAATCATTTGTATAGCGCTTGCAATCTAAAACTGCTAGTGGGTTATACCCATCAATATCTGTCCATAAGGTAGCACCACCGATTTTTACACCATCAAGCTCAATAACTTCTTTTTCTAGTAAGAAAACGTTATCTGGTAGAAATCCATCAAATGCTTTTGGAATACCTCTCCAATCTGCATTACCATTTCTATTAGTCCAGTAATCATGATTTCCTAGTACAAATACTACATACTTAAACTTCGCAGCTAACTCATGTAACCAGTTCATTGTATCTACTAGCCTAGTGCCCGTCCATAGATCGCCGGCTAGAATTAGTGTAGTTTCATCATCATAAGCCATTGGCTTAGGATACCACATGCTATGGTCTAAGTGAATATCACTAAAAACTCTATGCTTCATTACATTTCTCCATTACCCATTGGTTGTTTCATAGGAGTACACAAATACTTTAAATTCTCCCCCATTAGTTTACCCCTAAATCTATCCTCCCGCATAACTTCAATATAGTCAGAATACATTTTAGCACATGGCTCATATAACATATCTAACGATTTGGGGTCGACTGCCGGTTCACTAAGAAGTGCTGCTAGTAGTGCTAATTTAATTATCATAAGATTCTCCAAATTTGAATAACAATTATACGCCCATGTAACTTTAAAAACAAGCCGAGATTTGTGGGTGTTGGCGCAAGGTAAAGTATAATTTAGTTAATAAATTTAAGATTGATTTTTCTTCTCCCACAGAGTATAATATTTCTTTCACTGGAGATTTAATTAAAATGTTTACAAAATTCCCTAAAATTGGGCAGTTTCGTGATGTTATTAACCATGTTAAACAAAAGACTCGTTTTGTTGGGTTAGATGACGCCGGGGAGGCTTTGTTTGATGCCACTATTCCTCTGCCTAAAATGGTCTTTAAAGGTACTGTGAAGCTTCACGGCACTAACGCTGCTATTTCACGTAATTCTGATGGTTCTATTCACTTTCAGTCCCGCGAACGGATTATTACACCTACTAGTGATAATGCTGGGTTTGCTACTTGGGCCTCTACTATTGACTGGAGACAGTTTTTAGCACATTTTGCTGAATTTGATCAAGTGGTGATCTTTGGTGAATGGTGTGGTGGAAATATTCAGCAAGGGGTAGCTATTAATCAGCTACCTAAAATGTTTGTTATTTTTAAAGCTCTAGCAGATGGGATTTGGTTCACCCCGCCTAATCTCTGCTTACCAGAGAAACAAATTTTTAATATTAGGCACTTTCCTACTTTTGAGGTAGAAATTGATTTTGAACATCCTGAGCATGTTCAAAATCATCTTATCAAAATTACTGAAGCTGTTGAGGCTGAGTGTCCAGTTGGTAAAGCCTTTGGAGTTTCTGGTGTGGGGGAGGGTGTGGTTTGGACAGCTGTGACCGATAGGTCACTGATTTTCAAAGTTAAGGGTGAAAAGCATTCTTCTAGTAAAGTTAAGAAACTTGCTTCTGTAGATATGGATTTAGTTGCTAGTATTGAAGAATTTATCGATAATACTGTAACTGAGAATCGCCTTAATCAAGCTCTAGAGCATGTTACTCTAGATGTAAAGTTTACTGGTGACTTTATTCGTTGGGTTTTTAACGATATTCTTACCGAAGAAGCAGATATTATCGTAGCTTCTGGCCTAGAACCTAAGAATATTGGTAAGTACGTTTCTGTAAAAGCTAAGAAGTTCTTTTTTGAAAGGATTAAAAATGCTTGAGCTGTGGGATAACCCTCTTATTCCTATTGAGGAACGGCTGGAAATTGCTGCTGGTAGTGTTAAATTCTGGAGAGAATGCTATCGGAATCAATTTAAACAGAAAGAAGAACTACAGGCTAAGCTAGCTATGGCCGAAGAACATATAAGTATGGCCTTCCACCCCGATTTGGGGTGGGCTATAAAGCCGGAAGATTATAGTAATCTTGTAGATCATTATACACAATTACAATTATACTGGTCTACTAAAAAGTGCCTGTTGGACGATAGGCGTGAATGGGCAGAGGATGATGGAAATGTATGACCCTGATAACACACCACTATCTACTGGTGGTATAGAAGACTTACTACACCTAGTAACTGAGTTACAATTAGCTTTAAAAAAGTTGGATGCCTTATATGAGAAAGAGCATGTTAAGTGCCTAATGCATGAAGTTGAAATATACACTCTTAGAGAGCGTGTTAAAAAGCTAGAACACCAAATGTACCTAGATGGATGGGTTAAAAGTCCTGATGGTATGGGTAGGTAAGAAATTTTCGGCTTGTTCTTCCTTGGTTAATTCTGTATAATTATTTGTATTGATTGATTAAGGAAGAACAGATGACCCGCGATGACATTATCTCTGAAGTTGCTATCCTGTGGGAAGATATGTGCAAGGTGTACAATATCAAGAACAAGGCTATGCCATCAGTAGAGTTTTTCTCTAAGTCTAGTGTAGCTGGTAAGGCTTTTTACCAATTGCATAAACTGCAATTTAATGAAATTCTTGCTCTAGAGAATGGTCGTGAGTTCATGACTACTGTGGCTCATGAAGTGGCCCACTTGATCACGCATCAAGCCTATCCGTTTGCTAAGCAAGCTCATGGCCCTGAGTTTCGTTCTGTTATGCAAACTGCAGGTTATGACGGCCGTACTTATCATACTTATAATGTAGATTCTGTTTCTACTAAGCGCGTTAAGACTCGCTATGAGTATATATGTCGTGTTTGTGCTAAGACTTACGAAGTGGCTAAGCCTACTCACGCTAAGATTCAGGCTGGCTCTAGTCACCACTGTACTTGCAAGGGCCCTATCTTTTTCACTGGTAAAGAAAGGAAATTTGTATGAAGACATTTGCAAAATTTAATAAGTTTTTAGGCAATTTTACCCTAATTAAGAAAGATGGTTTGGTCTACGTAGTTCCTGCTTCAGCACCTAATATTATTCAAAGTTGGCTACAACAAAGGATTAGTAAATGAAAACAATGACAGTAACAAAGGTTTTACAAAAGGGTATTTATTTAGTAAAATTGAATCACTGTCTTATTAAGGCTTCTAATGATAACTCGTATGTGCTTAAAAAATAAAATAAAATGTTTATGGTCTATGATAGTCAATAGACCCTTAGTAGTTCTAGTAGACCATGATGGTGAGAAGTCTGTTAGGTTGGGTGAATACACCGAGAATGGCTTTTTTGCCTATAGATTCTCCTTTACTAGGATTAGATTAATGCCTAAGGGAGAAACTCAGGGTGCATCTTATGTACTAAGATGGTACTATGGTGAAAATATATGCTAACAAGTGAGACGAAATCTCTAATTAAAGAGTTCTTCAAAGAAGACCCCACGCAAGATAATATACAGTTTCTTAGTCAGAAATTTGATACTTCTACTAGGAGTATCATAGCTATTCTTACTGCGGCTGGTCTATATAAGAAGCCCGGGTATCTTACAAAAACTGGTGAGAAACCCATTCCTAAGCAGGAAATTGTAGATTTAATAGCTAAAGCTATGAAAGTTCCACCAGATACTTTAGAAGGTCTAGAGAAGACTAATAAATCAGTGCTTAGGCTTTTGCTAAAGGCTCTGGATAAAAGTTCTGATGAATACTTCCGACCATAAAAATTAACTTGACTTTTTTAGTCGAGTATACTATAATATGTTTTCAAGAGTTGGATAACGTGAGTAATACTACAAGCAGGCGGTAAAATGATAAACCGCTAAGTCTGCTATTCCTTCTCAGACCTTTCAACTTCTTGACTTTAGGGTTTCCCTGGCCTCCCCACTAATATAAAGGCTAGAGGTAGAAGACCTACCCTTGTTGGGTTGCTATCTAGGCATAGAGACCAACTCATTCGGTAGTTACATGCTTCTACTAGGTGATCTTGAGTGTCGTAATACCTCTAAGATAACGCACGCCAGCTCCGCAAGAGCATAAAGAAAAATTACTGGGTTGTTTTCAAGCTTTTCTCTCATATCAAAGAAAAGCTCACAGATTCAAATAAAAGCCAGCTAGTCTGGCTTTTTTCTTATCTACAGTGTGTCACCAGGAATCCATAATATATGGCAAAACCTCAAAGAGTTCGTAAGCAAGCAGATAATCTATACATTAGGGGTATTAAACCCCTAACCTATGCACAAAAACAAATGTTTGAAGCATGGGAAGATGGTTATAATATTATAGCTTCAGGCTCCGCCGGAACAGGCAAAACATTTCTAGCTACTTATTTAGCTTTAAAATCCCTTTTTGCACAAGAAACCAGAGAAATCATCTTTGTTAGGTCAACAGTCTCAACCAGAGATATGGGTTTTCTGCCTGGTACGGCGGAGGAAAAAGCTGCTCCTTACTTTGAACTATATAAAGATCATGTAAATCATATTTGTGATTCTGGAACAGCATGGGACTCTTTGTTACACCGTGGCTCTATCAGAACTGAACCAACATCCTTTGTACGCGGAAGTACTTGGGAAGATGCTACCGTGGTAATTGATGAGTCACAAAACCTTACACGTCATGAATTATACTCCGTATTGACTAGACTAGGCAATAATTCAAGAGTTCTAGTATTAGGTGATGCAAAGCAATCCGACCTTCCCAAAGGTTCTAGCTCAGAGTACCTAAAGCACCTAGCCAATAAGATGGTTGATGATTTCGAACTGGTGAACTTTACACACCAAGATATCGTGCGCTCAGCTTTCTGTAAAGCACTTATTATCGCAGATTCAGAGATATTATAAATTAACGCTCAAGATTTCGGTCTTGAGCGTTTTCGTTTAGTAATCTATAATATATTCTTACTTAATCAGGAAATCACATGAAACAGAAACGATTTTCACCCTATGATCGCGCTATGCAATACCTTGTAAATGAGTTCCAAACTCTGTACGAGGAAGGCTATAATACTCAAGAAGAATACTTGCAGGCCGTAGATGGTTTGTCAGAAATGTCTGCTGCTGAAGTTATGCACATGTACAAAGAATGGAAGGAACTCGAAGAATGAGCTACACTAATCGTACACCAGAACTGTGCCAATTTCTTAATCAGATGCAAGCTCTGGCTGAAGAGGCCGATTCTAGGGCTAAAAATTTGTTACTTAGTGACAAAGCTAGAATGAGGGCAGAAGCTACTTGTAATGCTTATTTTACTGCAATATCTATTGCAGATACTATTTTGGGAGGGGAGTGGAATGATTGAAATCTATAACGGAATCGAGAAAGTTGGGTATAAACAGTTTATCTTCCCTGGTGGTGAGGTGTCTATTCGTATTGACCGAGCCCCTAAGTATCCGCATCCAATCAATACAATTGAAGCCAACTTACAAAGCCCGACTGAAATTATAGAGCTTCTTATGGTTACAGACGCCGTTAAGCGTATGTTTCCTAGAAGTCGGCTTAATCTATCTATGCCATATGTACCCTATGCTAGGCAAGACCGTGTATCCGTACCGGGTGAGGCTCTTAGTATTAAAGTCTTTGCTAACCTGATTAATTCGCAGAATTATGCGGACGTAGAAATTTGGGATCCCCACTCTGATGTTACTACTGCTCTAATCAATAACCTTACAGTTGTTGAACAGCATGAAATCGCAAAAAATATCGTAAGTATACCCGATACTATCCTAGTAGCTCCTGATGCTGGTGCTGCTAAGAAAATTGTTAAACTAGCGGCAATCACTAATAGTGAATTTATTACGGCCTATAAAGTTCGAGACCCAGTTACAGGTAATATTACTGGTACACGTGTTGATGCTAACCCTGTAGCTCTTATGAACTCTAGTAAGCGATTTCTTATTGTAGATGATATTTGTGATGGTGGGCGTACCTTTGTTGAGCTTGCTAAAGTTCTACAGGCTAATACAAATCTACCTATTGATCTGTATGTTACACACGGTATCTTTTCTAAAGGTCTGAATGTTTTTAACGGTCTTATTGATAAGATTTACTGTGCTAATCCATGGTTTGAAGATAAAAGGATTATTGTAGTATGAGAGTTTCAGTTATTAGCCACTTAACAAAGAATAGGAAGCCAGGTATTACTGTTAGAGAAGCCTTAATATTCGCTAGATCAGGTTCTAAGTTACCGAATAAAGTATTCTGTAAACTACACTCTTATGGATTATTAAATGATGATGGCACTCTTACATCTATATCTAATAGACTATTAGATGGCTTTATAGCTGAAGAAGATATTGAGGATATGCGAAAATGATTAAATACGAAAAAGGTAATGTATTCGACCACTTAAGGGGGCCGTGTATCTTTGTACATGGTTGTAATGCACAACGTACTATGGGTTCTGGAGTAGCTAAGATAGTTAGGTCTGACTTCCCGGAACTATATATAACTTACCTAGAAATGGAACAGAAACTAGGTGAAGTATCTTGTGTTAATTTTAACGGTACTATTATGTGTAATCTTATCTCTCAACGTAACTACGGTTATGAAGGTAAAATATACGTTAATTATGACGCTCTGCACATGGGATTAGTACAAATAGGCACTATGGCTAAGATTTTGAACCTACCTATTAAGATGCCGTTTATAGGGGCTGGACTTGGTGGTGGTGCTAAACAAGATTTGAAGGAAGTATTTGAATCTGCGCTATTCGGTCTTGACGTTACTGTTTTTTCACTTGAAAATTAGAGCTTAACAAAGTATAATTATTAATCTGAAAAAGGAAATTAAATATGACTAATACAACTATGACTGCTACCGACTTCTACAAAGTCGGACACATCTTTCAATACCCACAAGGTACTGAGTACGTTTACTCTAACTGGACAGCACGTTCAGCCGATAAATTTAAGGGTTTTGATGACTTTGATAATAAAGTCGTATTCTTTGGGCTTCAAGCGTTCATTAAGCGTTTCCTAGTTAAAGAATGGAATGATAATTTCTTTAGTAAGCCAAAGGATGAAGTTGTTGGTAAATACCAGCGTCGTATGACTAATTCTATCGGCCCTATCGATGTTTCTCACTTTGAGGCTCTTCACGATCTAGGCTACCTACCTCTTAATATTAAAGCACTACCAGAAGGTTCTCGTGTTAATATTCGTGTACCAATGTTTACCATTGTTAATACACATCCTGATTTCTTCTGGCTTACTAACTACTTTGAAACAGCAATCTCAGCAGAAGTATGGCAAACCTGTACTTCGGCCACAATCGCCTACGAATTCCGCCGGCTAATGAACAAATTCGCCAAACTTACTGGAACTCCTAGTGATTTTGTGCAATGGCAAGGTCACGATTTCTCAATGCGTGGTATGTCCAGTCTTGATTCAGCTGCTAAATCTGGAGCTGCACACCTTCTTAGTTTTACTGGTACTGACACTATCTCTGGCATTGATTTTCTAGAGGAATGGTATAATGCGAACTCTGATAAGGAACTTATTGGTGGTAGCGTTCCTGCTACTGAACACTCTGTCATGTCGGCAGGCGGCGAGGTTGACGAATTTAATACCTTTAAGCGCCTCATCACAGAAGTCTACCCTAGTGGTGTAGTTAGTATCGTTTCTGATACTTGGGATTTCTGGAATGTTCTTACTAACATTGCACCTTCACTTAAGAATGAAATCCTAGCTCGTAAACCAAATGCTTTTGGTCTTGCTAAAGTTGTATTCCGCCCTGATTCTGGTGATCCTGTAAAGATTATTGTTGGTGATTGTGAGGCTGAGCCAGGTACTCCTGAATACAAAGGAGCTGTCCAAGTTCTTTGGGAACAGTTTGGTGGAACGCACACCTCTGAAGGCTTTAAGCAAGTACACGAGCGAGTTGGTCTGATTTATGGCGACAGCATCACACCTGACCGGGCTGCTCGGATTCTTAAAGGATTGGCTGATAAGGGTTTTGCTAGTGGTAACATTGTATTCGGTATTGGTTCTTACACTTACCAGTTCAATACTCGCGATACTTTTGGTTTTGCAATGAAAGCTACATGGGCAGTTGTAAACGGTATTGCGCGTGAGCTTTCAAAAGATCCAAAAACTGATAATGGTAACAAAAAGTCTGCTAAAGGACTACTACGGGTTGAAATTGAGATGGTAAGTAAAGACTTCTTCCTATATGACCAACAGTCTGAGTTTGAAGAAAAGGACGGACAGCTAGTGACAGTATTCTGTGATGGAAAACTGATTGGTAAGCAATCACTGGCGGATATTAGAGGAAATCTATGGGGTTGAAGAGTAAATGCCCTCCAGTACTACTAGACTACCAGGAAACTGTCTACATAACTGGTAGGTGGTTTGCTGGTAAACATGACTTATATATAGAAGTAGTAAAATATAAATTACTATTTATTCCAATCTATGAGTTTGTTGATTACAATAGACTGAAAGAAATTCAAGGAGAACGCTCTTGTTAAGACCTAGTAAACTTGTTGAAGTATATATAGTACCAGAAGAAGCACCAGACTTTTATGGTTATCTTACAGGCCGCTGGTACATTAGTACCAGTGGTTCTCTAAGACTAGAGGTTGTGACTCTTTCCATATTAGGAACTTACATTAGGAGAGGCTTCTTCCCAGAAGGAGCTATTAAAGAAATTCAAGGAGAACACGGTTGAAAACATTTGATACATTCGAAGATAATATTGGTCTAAAAGAATGTGTAAAGAGGCCAATTATTGTTCATGCGCTGCAAATTAACTACCCTTTCCGAGTTAAGTCACTAGAAGGTGATTATGCTCAGGGTAAGGAGGGGGATTACTTAATGCGCGGTATTAAAGGTGAACACTATATCTGTGACAAAGAAATTTTTGAAGCTTCCTACGACTTTTTAGAGGATGTATGATGAAAAAAGAATTGTGCGAACGCTATATCAGAGTAATTAATGATTCTAGAGCTAAGGAAGAAGCTTTAGGTGAGGCACTTCAAGCTCTTAATGCGGATAACTTTATTATTGGCTTAGTACCTGATGAGTTTACTGACCTTTTTAATGATATGTTTATTACCCTTGTTGGAGAATCAGCATACGATTGGGTTACTTGGTGGTTATATGAAACTGACCAAGAATCAAGCAAAATCTGGATTAATGGTGAAGAAATTGATATTAACTCTTTTGATGACTTATGGGAGGCAGCGATAAAAGATGCGTGATAAGATTAATGTACTAGATAAAGGCTTTGTGCGTCTAGTAGATGTTATGGGTAGTGACTCTGCAATTGTGCAAGCTGCTAGGGTATCTTATGGTGAAGGTACTAAGACTGTGAATGAGGATCGTGGATTAATTCGTTATCTTCTGCGTCATAAACACACATCGCCTCTAGAAATGGTTGAATTTAAGTTCCATCTTAAAATGCCTATTTATATTGCTAGGCAGCATATTCGCCATCGTACAGCAAATGTGAACGAAATGTCAGCACGTTATTCTGTTATGCCTGATGAGTTTTATCTGCCCTCTGCGATTAGGGGTCAATCAGATAAGAATAAGCAATGTTCAGAAGGTGTTCTAGATAATAGTCATTTTGCAGCAATTCTAGCAGAATCTTCATATGAGGCGTATAATGATTATGAAGAAGCCATTGAAAATGGTGTTTCTAGGGAAATGGCTAGGATGATTCTTCCTATTAATCTTTATACAGAGATGTACTGGAAGATTGATCTTCATAATCTACTACACTATATTCGTCTACGCAACCATTCACATGCTCAGGCAGAGATTCAAGAATATGCTAAGGCTATGCTTGATTTGATTACTCCTCATGTTCCTCTAACTGTTGAAGCTTTCAACGATTACGTTGTTAATGCTAGAACATTCTCCGCTAAGGAAATGGAGCTTCTGTGGGATGTACTTAAAACTAATGTGTCTATTGAGTCATTAGATGAAATAGCAAGAGTATGTCTTTCAAAAACAGAGGCAAGAGAATTTATGGAGAAATTTAATAATGGTTAAGAATTACACTATTAGTGTGCTAAATTCTAAACTTGCGGAAGCAAGTATAGACTTCTGGTTAAGTAACCCACAGAAGATTGATAATGTTATTGATTTCATCAATGAACTTAATAAAGCACCAGTAAAGTTATCCGCAGCCGAACAAGCTAAGAAAGAAGCTAAAGATGCAGAGCTTACTAGAATTAGAGCTCTTATCTCTAAACAAGTTAGTGAAGGTGGTAGCTCGATTAGATTAATGAGTAGACCAATTTGGGAGGATACTATTGAGCAACTTAGAGCTGATGGGTTTAAATTAATAATTGGTAATATCTCTTATTATGGTGATTCTTATATTGTTTCATGGGATTAAATTATGTATAGTTTTGTATTAATTATGTCTCTAGTATTGTCTAACGGCAGTACTTATCAAACCCCAACGTTATTCTATCATAATTTTACAGACTGTATGAATGTAGCTATGGCAGTTACAGATACTTATCGTAAAACAGACCTAAAATCGTATAAGGTTATGTGTCATAAGGTTACTCCTCCAGTAAACGAGGAGTAATAAACGCCTCAAGCGAAGAATTTCTAGCTTGAGGCTTTTTGCTTTATGCCTTATAATATTATTTATGATTTGGAAAGGAACAATAATGTATAAATTATATGTAAACGGCTACTTCAATGACTCTTTCATTTCGCTAGAGATTGCATTGCAAGCAGCTAAGAAATACTTAAAGAATGGTGAAGATATTGAGATTCGTATCAAGCAACCTTCTTTTGCTACTCACCTATATGAGGAAATTCCTTCTTATGCTCATCCCAATAATTAAAGCAATAGTACTTTCTGCATTCCTAGTAGGTTGTGCTCCTGTGACTAATGGTGTTGATCAATGTATGAGAAGTGAATTATTCATTCAATGTCTAAAGTCTATACCAAAAGGGCCCGATAGTACTAAGTATAATGATTGGGATGAGGTAATAAAGGAGTGTCAGAATGCTTCTTATTACCATAGTCTGAGGGATTTTAAGTATATTAAACTAGAATGTAGGAGTAATTAATGTTGTACCTAATTAGAGGTTGGCCCGGTTCTGGTAAAACTACTCTAGCTAAAGAACTACTAAAGCAAGGTAAAGCTGATGTGCATTACGAAGCTGATATGTTTTTCGAAGGTAAAGTCTTAGGTTACGTATTTGACCCCACCGCTCTACCTGTAGCACAGGCTTGGTGTCTTCGCCGAACTAAGGAAGCCCTAGAGGCGGGCTTGAATGTGGCCGTTTCCAATACTTTTATCAAATTGTGGACGCTTCAAAAGTATATCGATTTGGGGTTTCCATACGAGATTATTGAGTGTAAAGGAACTTTCAAAAATATTCATGGCGTACCACTAGAGAAGGTTCTGGCTATGCGGGCTAGATTTGAGGAAATTAAATGAATAATATAACCTTACTAATGATAGTAATATGTGTAGTCAACGCTATTTGGGCTCTATTTGGAGGTAATGAGTATGCACATATACACTCTGCACTTGGTTGGTTAGCCGCTGGTTCTTTATGGGCTAGCAAAACTTTTAATTAGATTGGAAATTGAATGAAAATCTACGTTGTTGTTGAAGAGAGTCCCTATGATCGAGAGGTATGTAGTCTTCATGAGACAGAGAAGGGGGCTATTTTGAAGTGTGAGCAACTAAAGGCCCGAGCCAAAGAAATTGGGGATGATTCTGTATCCTACTATTTCTACCCATTTGAGGTTCAAGAATGAAAGCATATGTACTTATGTCCGGTGATAATTATGAAGTAGATTCTCCTAGTACTATTGAAGGCATCTATCTTAGTGAATCAAAAGCAGGTACTGAAATATACTTGCGGAATGAAAGCTTTCCCGATAGGTACTTTTGGTATGAATCTACAGAGATTAAGGATTTCCATGAAACTAGGGTGGTTACATGAACTCTCTAATGTTAGTGATAACCTTTACCTCATTTGTAATAAATTTAATTTTTGGTGAATATTCTGCTGCTATCGCGTGGTTTGTAGCTTTCGGAATGTCACTAGCGTTAGCTTTTGGTGATCAATGTACTTGCTCTAGGAAACAAAATGAAAGAACTTTTAGGTGAAATTATAGATTCTGGTTACTTTGATATTGCATACCGAATTCATGCAATTTGGGGTACCCCAGAGTGCCCGGTATATCTGAATAAGCTCTTACTACAAGATCGTATTGACAGGCAAGGCTTTCCAGAAAGAGTAATTGTTGCTCTAATGGAGCTTCAGCAACTTATTCCAGAAGAAACTGTGGATATTTGGGGGCCCCCACGAAGTAGACTACTTAAATGAAATTTTTTATATACCCCCGGTAGGCTCAGGTTAAGATTTCTTAGCTTGAGCCTATTTGCGTTTTGCCGTATAATATAATTTCTGAATTGCGCTAAAGGTGAAAGAAATGGGCAAATATTTCTGGGATAACCCCAAGAAACCTCTAGGACTCAATGCTGATATTGAACGTCATCGTAAAGAAGAAGCTAAGCTTTTAAAAGCAATTGAAGATAGTACGGATGCTAGATTTGAGATTACTTATCGTACTCTTTACTGTCACTTGATTGAATCAAAAGCTGCTTTACTAGAAAAATTTGGAAGGAAGTAAAATGAAAGCAGTTTATGAAGTCTTTGAGAAGTCATATTGGGGTGATAAGTACACTGAAGCAGAAGTAACAATTTGGGATAATGGTAGCTACGTAGATAGTTTTGATGCTCCAACCGATATAACTTCTATTGATGAACTGATAGATTTTGTGTCTGATCGCTATGAGTTTACTTTAGATAAATTCAAAGACATTACTGAATGGGAAATCAAATGAAAGCAGTTTATACTCAATATGAATATCCGTCGGCTGATGGTGAGTTCTTCACTCAAGCATATGTAACAATTTGGGGTGAGGATGGTAGGAGAGCTGATTCATTTGATGCCCCGTGGTGGGGCATTGAAACTAAAGAAGAGCTTCAAGCTTTTCTAGTAGATTATTACGAATATCAACTTATTCAACTTGATAAGTTTATCACTGAATGGGAGTTTACACAAGAATGAAAACAGTAACTGAGCAAATAGATGATCTAAAGCAAGAAATGCTAGTGCATCAAGAACTAGTAAAAATGCTAGTAGATGATGTAGGGTTAGATTATGCAGTCGCTATTGAGGTTGCATATCACATTGAGCTAAAATTTGGGGTAACTAAGAAATGAAACTATGGAGTTCAATTAAGCATAAAGTTTATAAAGATCAGTTTAATGATATGTGGGTTTTAGACGAGTTGTGTAGACCAGCTATAGACCTACGTAATAAGTGTTATACTAATTCTTATCGTCTAATTAAACGCAAATTCTTCTTTTTCTATGTACTAGAAAATGAATGGATTTCAACTTACTCTTTATTGAGACCAAACTTATGAAATTTAAAGTAGAGCAGCCAGAACTTGTAACAGTTAAGCATAAAGATAATCTAAGAATCATTAAGTATAAGCGTAAGGTATTCTATGATAACCTCTGGACCCCAAATCTCCAAGAGTGTAGAGGTATTGTAGTTGATGAGGAAGATAATATCGTTTCCCGACCTTTCACTAAGATTTTTAATTATCAGGAAAACAATACGACAATTCCTTTAACAGAAAAGATTCTGTGGGTTAAGAAGTATAATGGATTCATGGCGGCACAAACTAAAGATCTAGTAACTACGACAGGTTCTTTCGATTCTGACTTTACCAAAATGGCTAGAGAGTTTCTGCATCCTACAAAGATGACTGGAACGCTTTTATTTGAGATTTGTCATCCTAACGATCCTCATATTATTGTAGAAAAGCCAGGTGCTTATTTGATTGGTATTCGAGATTTACATACCAACAAGCCTTACAATACAAGCCTAGAGAAAGAAGATTTCCTTAACGATTTAGCAGAGTTCCACGGTTGGCTGCGTCCGGAGTACGGTTCAGCCGTTTTTGGCGATTTGCTAGATTCACTCAAAACAGTAAAGCACGAAGGCTTTTGTGTTTATGGTTCAACTAATCTAAAAGTTAAGTCACCTTACTACTTACAGTCTAAGGCTATTGCTAGATCTAACAAGCAATTATCTCTAGATGAAGAATTCACTCCTTTATTAGCACAAATGCCTAAAAACCTAACAGAACAAGAGCGACTAGCTTTCATAAGGAGTTATTTTTGTTAACAATTTTATCAACAATTATCGGAATCACTCTATTGTTCCATCAGCAATACGTTGGAGCACTAGGGTGGTTTATTATAGCAGCGTATGAGGAGCTTAAAAAATGAAAATCACGGTTGAGTTTGAAGAAAAAGATATTAGGGATAAAATCCCTCTAGTAGATCAGTGGGGTACTAGACACAGGATTATGAGTTTTTGCAATAAGAATTATCTAAGTAGATTACTTAACTTAGGGAATGATAATTATTTATATAATTTACTTAATCTAGGGAATAATAATCTAGTATTTGAATGCGCGATTAGTGCAGATGAGCTAGTAAATTACCTTAGTATGCATAAATTCCTCCCAGAAAATCAGACTCCTCTCTAGGAAATAAAAATACTCCCCGGGTCTATCAGAGAAAAATAGAGTGGTAAATATTTTTTATTTCCGGTATAATAATTGTATATTATGTAGCGAATTTAAAAGTTTAGCCGTAAGGTTAGTTAATAAGATTCCTACCCCGCTTGGGGACAGGGATCTTAGATACAATTTAACCTTACGGGCAAACTTGAACAGTCCAAGAGGAGAATTACGTCTTTAAAAATGTAAAAAATAAAAGAAAATTTTACGTGCATTTTGTGGATTGGAAACTCTGATTTTAATGTGAATTAAACGAACAAGCCCGCAGGATAGTCGCCGCTTTTCTAGTGGAATTTTTTCAATTTGGGGTCAAGAACTTACTAGGATTTCGGTTATATTTCTAGTGGAGTTAAATTTATAATAACTAGGTTTCAAATTCAGGAGAATAACTTGAAATCACTATCATTGTCTTTTTTACAACGCGCCAACGAGGATCCCGCGTTAATTAGGACAGAAGACCCACACTGGCTAAGTCATATTAGACCAGTAATTGCTATGTTAAAACCAAAGACTTTCAGTCTTGATAAGTTGTATGAAGAATTGCTAGAACCATTAACTCTAGGAGAACATAATGGTGAGATTATCACTACAAAACATCTTCAGTTAATCTACACTATTCTAGCGAAATATAGTCGTTCTGATCTTTTACCTAAGAAGATGACTCAGACTTTATATCCACAGTATTCTGCTGCTGTACCTATAGTATTACTTGCCTATAAAGAACAATTTGGGGTAGAGTACAAAAATTGGAAGTTAAATCACGACTTCATGACTAGTGCTATTATGGGTAACCAGTTAAAAGATATTACTAGAGTAACTAACTACCTCAAAGGATTAATTAATCCTAGAAAACCAGACTTACCTAATTCAGACTCTGAGGTGGGAGACCAAGAATACGCCGACTCTATGGGGTATGAGTTACCAAAAGTTTATGACCCTATAGATGTATTTGATTTTGATACTCAGTTAGAGTTTAGAGAGTATGCAACGCAAGAGGGCAATATCAGTTCAACTGCTTATACAGGTATTAAACGTCACGGAGGTACTCATCCTTTAGGTAATAGTCTGCTTACTAAATTTTATTGGTGTATGCTTACTCAAACCTGGATTTTTGACCCCAAAATTAGGCATCCAAATATGATCACAAATCTACTAGATTGGGATAAACCTGCCAAGCCCCTAGAAGAGCTAACTAGCGTTCAAGGGTTTCCAATAAGGGATATGGGTATAGGCTTCGGACTATGATTAATCCATCTTTAGACCCTGAATGGGATGCCTTTAAGGAGTTATTTCCTTACTTAAACTATAATGCTTATAAGAAATTGAAGGATTTTTTCAAATATGGCTATCAGTATATAAAGTCAGAAAAGTATAGTTGTGATGTAGAAGCTCCTTTTTAACAAATAGCCCCTTAAATGGGGCTTTTTTACGTCTAATGAAATCAATTCATTACGAATGCCACAATTTGGGGTAGCACCTCAGATTTTCAAGTGTAAAATTTTCTTACCCCAAACCGTAAAAAGCGCTAAAATTATACGTTTGAACCAACCCCAAATCGTAAAAAGTGCCAAAATCCTTCGAAATCTCACTAATTGACCCCAAATCGTTGAAATTGTCTATTATTCTCGGTTTTGCTCGCAATTTGTCATAATTTCATCAATTTGGGGTAAGAAGAATAAATTTGATCTTGACAATGCCTCGGGTTCTTTAGTATAATGGGCGCAGACCGCACAAATTTTGAACTTGAATCGGTTTTTCACTGGCGGGCGCAGAATTCTCAACTTGAATCGCTTTTCGACTTAGCACTCGGCGCAAAACGTTTCGAATTTCGACTTTGCACTAAGGCGCAGGTCGCGACCTCGCTTGATAATGAGAATCATTCGCGTTTGGGGGCCGAAATGAGAATCATTCGCGTTTGACCCCAAATCGGACAAAAAGGTCTTAATATCCGGGTTAAAGCGGATATGTGGATCTGAATGTCGGGTATAAATTTGGCTTATAGGGTCATAAAAAAATTTGCCCTTGCTTTGCAATTTGGGGTCGGGTACCCTACGGGGCGCCAAGTCCTTGATTTTAAAGGCTTTTTTTCCGTCGTAAGTCGTTGATTTTAAAGGCTTTTTTGTGACCGCGGCTGGGCGTGTTCTGTAAGTGTATGATTTTAAACGAATTTCTCTAGCCTCTCGGTACGTTCGCTAAGTCCATGATTATAAACAGATTTCCTAGCAGACCCAGCGACGTGTTCCACGTGGAACGCTAAAAGGACAAAAAGGTCTTTTTATCGATTGAGCAGGCAAAATAAAAGCGGGTATAAATATCCGCTTTAAATATAATTAACAATTAACATTTAGAAACTCTAAAAGATTTTCTTTTAGAGTTGCTTCAATTCCCCAAACACTTTCTTTAGCAGGTAATACAATGGAATAACCATCCTCCATTCGACTAAATGCAAGTGCTTTCCCGCGTGCTTTATTAAATTTATCATTATCAGAACAATGAGCAACAGAAACCATAAAATGTGTTTTCATTTTAGAAGTCCATTGACCGCAAGCAACCGATTTACCATTATGAGCGAATTTCATTTTAAATCCTTTTCTAAAATACCCGGCAAAAGCCGGGATTTAAATTAAACTGTGAAATTATCCTTAACTTGACAATCTCGCCAATTATACGGTTTGATTTTATCTCGCCATTTACTTTTCTTTACAATGGCTTTTAAAATCGGCAATTCATAAAACTTTGCATCCTCTAATGCCGTATGCGGTTCAGGCGGGAGCATTTCATTATTTAGAAAACTCGCCATTACTTCAGCATTAGTTTTATAAGTCATATTGCCATGTTTAGTTGGAGCATTAAACAGGTGATTATTTAAAACAAAACGCTTAAACTCCTTTGTATTTGCAAAGTGACCGTATGACGCATTCCACAAACAAAAACGATCAATAAACTTTGTTAAATCAATTCCTGTATTCTGGCATTTATCAAGATCAAATGCTAGATTAAATGCAGTTAAAACAGGCTGATATTGATAAAATGCTTGGTCGAGCCAGCGATTAACTGCATTCACGCTTGCAATCATTCGTTGTCCGTTATTCAGCATATTAACATAATTTGCTTGCCGTTTTTCCAGTCCGGCTTTAGTCCAGATTTCATCTTTAGAATGAACATCAAAGAAAAGGCTTTTTGCATCAAATTCGCCTTTAATTAAAACGCCCATTTCTTTAACAATATTGCCTTGTTTATCGGCAATTACAATTCCAATATCTGCAACGGTATTTTCGATTGTGCTTTCAGAATCGAGAATTAGAAAGTATTGTTTTTTAGCCATTTTTAACCTTTAATTAATTTATCGAATATCTTATTAACCGCATCAGGGAAAATAAGACCAAAAGGTAGAATTAAACAAGTGAATAATGTAAGAATTATAAAAGCGTGAATTACTGCATATCGCTTAAATAGAAAATTTTCCATTTTAATGACCTTGTTTGCTAGGAATATAAACGCCGTTACATTCCAGATTGTCGCAGATATATTTCAGATAAGTCATATTATCCTCATATACCGTGATTTTATTCACATTCGCAAATTGCCGGAGATTCATCAATTTACGAATACCAGAAACTTTCAATTTACCGCCGCTAACGCTTGAACCATTAGGACGACTAATAATAAAATCAGGCTTAGGCATATGATAAGACAAAAACATCTTATCAGGATTATTTAAAACTCTAGCAGTTGCTACAATAACCAAACACTCAGGATTATCAATTGCAGGCAAATACTCAGAATAGAAAGCTGGAAGAAACGAATCACGACAAGCGAATTTTTCATTTTCACGCCAATAATCAAGGTCAATTTTTTCAATTCCATTTTCTGCAATAGTCCGATACCTATGCAGCGAATCAATAATGCAACCATCAAGATCAAAGATTTTCAATTCAGTAATCATTTCATTTTCCTTTTAAGTTAATTCAAATAATCTTTATAAAACCGCCTATTGCTAGGCGATTTGAAAAGATCATTCAGTTTCCAGATTTTCAGCCGACTGCTCGAAAGTTTCCATTGCTTTTTCTTTAAAAGCCGACAATTCAGAAACAGTCTTCAAAATCGCTTTCAAGACTTTCTTATTGGCCTTCGCCAAGCTGGAAAGATTAGCTTCATCGGAAACTTCGGGGATAAACAAGGCAATCTGATCGACCAGATTTTCTTTATCTACCGGAGTTTCACCAGCTTTGGAAACATATTCCGCTTTCTTATACACGCCTTCTTTTACCAATTTAGCGCGAATCGAAGCAACTGATTTATTAAACTTCGCAGCAAACAATTCAACAGTTTCTTTTGTCGGATTAGCGACATAAGCAGAAACCATTTCCACGGTTTGTTCAGCGGAATAATTCACAACAGCGGTTTTCGTGGTAGCCATTTTTACAACTCCTTGACGCGCATTAGGGAAAGCAGGCGGAATCGCGGTCAAAACTCGCATCCTGCTAGGCTTGCTGCGCTTCTTGCTGCGCCTCAGTCCATGTAAAGAATTATACGCTTCCCGCAGAAGAAAACAACACTTTTTTCAAAAAAGATGAAAAATAGTTGCATATAAATCGCTTGACAGTTTCCCGCTTTTGTGAGCCAGAAAAACTGTATAAACTGTTTATACGGTTTCCCTAAATCGCTAACAAGGTATTAAGACCTTTTTGTCTTTTTAGCGTTAGCTAAAAAGAAGTTCTGTCAATAGTACAAAAAAACTATTGACAACGCCCGCCGGGGCGTGGTAAAATCGGCGCCTGTTGCAAAAACGCAACACGCGCTTAGAACCTAGTTAGACGCGCTTGTCAATAGTACAAAAAAACTATTGACAACCCATAGCGCGCTATGGTAAAATCGGCGCCCACCCCATTAAATATTTTTATGTGCCCATAAAAATATTTTGCTACCATTTCGCGCTTCGCGCGGGTACGCTTCGCGGCGCTAAGTCCTTGATTCTAAAGGACTTTTTTCTTTTCTAAGTCCTTGATTCTAAAGGCTTTTTTCTGGCACGATTCTTGGCGGCCAAGAATCGTGCCAGATATTAAGATCTCTTTATCTTTTTAGCGAACTGTAAAAAACCGCTTTGTCAAGCGGTTATTAATTAGTAAATAGTCGGAATTAGATCATCTCCCAATTCATAAATAATTGATTTATTTCTTTCAAAATCAATTAAACAGATTTTATCTCCGGGTTTAGTAAAAAACCCATGATATTTTGCAGTTTCTAATGCAAGCTTTTCATTAAGGCAATAATAAGTTTCAGCTTCATTTTGAGATACTAATAAAAGCATTTTAAAACTCCGTTAATTCAGAGGATGAACCATCCCAGTATTGGTAATTGTATTCACTAGCGCCAATACAATCAAAAGGTTCTAATTCTTTTTCTTCTAATCCAGCTTCTTCTAGCGAGAGAAAAAGAGTATTATCTTCCCAATTAGCTTCATCAGCTAAATCTAATTCATCAGGGAAAATATCCGGGAGAAAAGCATCAAGTTCTTTTTGTTCGTGCATTTTAATTTCCTTTCTTAATAAGCTTGCGAAGTTTTAAAACAATCTCGTGATAACGAGCCTGATTCCAAAATTCAAACTCTTTTCCATCTGAAGTTATCCAAGTTTCATAAATTGGATAAGCGGAAGGATGACGCAGTTTCATTTTATTTTCCTTAGTAAGTTTAAATTTAATTCGTTTCATTTTAAGAAAAACGTATAAAGACCATTAATATTTGCAAGAAGGAAAACAGCTTGCAAAAGCATCAGGTTTTTATTCGATTGTTTAAATGCGGTATAAAGCAGAAGCAATGCCGACAATGTGAATAAAGGATAACCAATTGTAAACAAACCATTAGCAACAGAGAAACTACCGATAATGCCAGATAATACACCGATAAACTCTATCGGCATTTTGAAACCGGATTTCACGTTTTTATAATCAGTAAACTTGTTCATTTTATTAACCTTCCATTTCGTAGCGAATATATGGGCAAGGTTCGCCCGCTTTAATCATTTCTTGATTAGCTTTATAATTAGAATTTGCTTGTGCTAAGTATTTATTTAAAACCTCTAAAACATTTTCACCCATACCTTTCTTTTCAGAGTCTTCAATACTTTTTGCAAGATAATCCATATTGCGCAAAATAGCATTCTGAATTTCAGCCCATGTATAACGTGTTTTAATTTCTTTCATTTCATTTCCTTAGTGAGTTATTCGATGAGTTCATTCTACAGGAACGGCCAAACAATGCAAGCGTATTTTTCACCACGTCCAAAAATATTTGTATATAAATCGCTTGACAGTTTCCAGCTTTTGTGAGCGCTAAATCGCTAACAAGGTATTAAGACCTTTTTGTCTTTTTAGCGAACGCTAAAAAGAAGCGCTTGTCAATAGTACAAAAAGACTATTGACAACCCATAGCGCGCTATGGTAAAATCGGCGCCCACCCCATTAAAGATTTTTATGTGCCCATAAAAATATTTTGCTACCATTTCGCGCTTCGCGCGGGTACGCTTCGCGGCGCTAAGTCCTTGATTCTAAAGGACTTTTTTCTTTTCTAAGTCCTTGATTATAAAGGCTTTTTTCTGGCACGATCCTTGGTAGACAAGAAGCGTGCCAACTTCCTAATCATTTCTAGGCATAATCAAATATGCGTGATATTGAAAATCAATTATCCGGTATTCAATCCCGGATAAATCACAATATTCTCCGGGATAATACCCAATTTCACAGGCCAAAACAAACGGGTCAATACATAATCCTAGCCACATTTAAAACATCCAATCATTATCAATTTCATAAGCCGCGCAAATCTTTTCTTTATAAAACCGAAAAAACTTGCCACCGTGATTCAAATTTCCTTCTTCACTCACACAATTGCATTGCAATTGATAAACATGAATTAATTCATGTGCAAGAGTATGAAAAATCTCAAACTCATTTCTGTGTTCTTTAGCAATTAAAACAATCTTAAAAGATTGTGGATAAAACCATGCTCTAGCTTGAGCATTCTTTTTATCTCTAGCTTTATTGATAATCCTCAATTCCTCCAGATTAATCGAGTTTCCAAAAATCTCCCGATTAATCTGTTTGGCCCAAGTCCACAATTGTTTTTTATTTGTTTTCATTTTCTTCACCCCCATTTAATTAATTTAAAGAAAGTCAATATGCGAAGAAAAAGTATTACTAACCATATTGGGCTGTGTTTAATAAGAAAATCAATCATGATATTAATAAGTAAACATATTCAGAATGCGAATGCGATCGTGTTCCGGATTAGTAAGATTATCGACCAGAGCATCTTTACATGCTTTATATTCATTAAAGCCAATTACATTACTGGAAAAGGATTTGTTAATCTCTTTCACGATTTTCTTTGCAGCAACAATTTCAAAACCACCAACTGCACCACGAATCATTTTTTCAAGTTTGGTCATTTCAGTTTCCTTTAAAGTTAATTCAAATAATCTTTATAAAACCGCCTATTGCTAGGCGGCTTTCAGGAATTAAACAATACCAAAGTATAAAGTATTACTATAAACATGGTCATGATAACATCATAAGCGGTTACATTACGGATATATCGCATTTCATTTTCCTTTAAAGATTGATTTCAGAACAGCAATTGTAACATCAAACAGCGAAACATTGCAAGGCCGAATTTTCTGAAACTTAGCCAAATTCTGACGCGCACGAATTGGCAAACTAAAAGCGCTATTATCAGTAGTCCAAACAAAATCAACCTTTTTATCAGCAAGAGCCAAATTTGCATCATATTCGTTTTTCATTTCATTTCCTTAGTGAGTTATCCGATGAGTTCATTCTACAGGAACACCAGAACAATGCAAGCTTATTTTTCGCGTGGTCACAAAATATTTGCAGATAAATCGCTTGACAGTCTATAGGCTGCTATGGTAAAATCGGCGCCCACCCCATTAAATATTTTTATGTGCCCATAAAAATATTTTGCTACCATTTCGCGCTTCGCGCGGGTACGCTACGCGGCGCTAAGTCCTTGATTCTAAAGGACTTTTTTCTTTTCTAAGTCCTTGATTCTAAAGGCTTTTTTCTGGCATGATCCTTGGCGGACAAGAACCGTGCCAGATATTAATTACCTTCATTATTATCAAGAATTGCATAAGCCAGATTAAGAGCATTTTCTACGAATTTAGTTTCTTTATCTGAGCGCTCAGGTTTAGTATTAACAGTTTCACCCAATGTCAAAACATAATAATCAGGCATATAAGCTAATATAGTATGAGCCAATTTATAAGCCATATCAGGACAACCAATATAAGCCTTACCTGATTCTTTAGGATTAAGCCTAACAATTTCCAGAACTGTAAACATGATTTAATTCCCTTTTAAATCCAAAACATCGAATGACGAGGCATAACAACATTATGACCTTCTTCAGCAGCCCAAGCAGAACCAGAAGGAGTAAAAGAAGGAGCATCAAGATTCTGATTATCCCAAGAGTTAAACTCTTCTTTAAAGTCTACAAACTTCAGACCGCGACCCGTAACCGCCAGCATTTCGTTGTTGTTCATTTCATTTCCTTAGTGAGTTATCCGATGAGTTCATTCTACAGGAACCACACAACAATGCAAGCTTATTTTTCGTTAGGTCGCAAAATATTTGCAGATAAATCGCTTGACAGTCTCTAGCTGGGTAGAGTATAATTGGCGCACCATATAAGGATAAAAGGATATGAATATCCTTTTATGCTACTGTTGACAACGTATTCCGGAAAGTCCTTCCGGTCGGAAAGTTGTCATATTCCTCCTGCGCTCGGTATCGGGATTCCTTGCCATACCCGCCAGTTCGAATGGCTCATGCACGTTCCGTTTATATCGGTTCCTGTTCCCTCAGTCCCTAGGACTACCTGCCTAGGTTCAGGGTATTGATTACTCCTGCACGATCATGTTGCCATTGTGATCAAAGAAGCCGTTATCCTTAGCCAAGTTCAGAATGTTAAGAACACCGGACAGATCCTCACCAGTTAATTGACGCAGGATAATGCAGGCCTGAATCTTAGAGATCTTACCCTGAACATACAGGTTAATGGACATTGTCTCAGCATGGTTAGAACAGTAAACAGTTTGAACGATTTGCATTTCATTTCCTTAGTAAGTTGTCGATGTAGTTATTCTACATGAATAGTAAAAAAATGCAAGCTTATTTTAATCTGATCGAAAATATATTTGGCCATGCAAGAAGCGTGCCAGGTACAGGGGCGGTTATTAGACCTTGACTTTCCAAACGCTCACAGGCCAGTCCGCACGTAAAACTTTAAAATTCACCAAGAGTACTTCAATTAAGTGCTAGAATTGACCCCAAATTGTAAAGATTATTCAAGAATACTTCAATTAAGTGCTAGAATTGACCCCAAATTGTCCAAACTTTTCTAAATTGTCCAAACTTTCCTTAATTTTCTTAATTTTCTTAATCTACCAAATCTTCTCCCACCCCGCCTCAATCTACCAAACCTATAAAATAGTCCAAAATTAAGTTGATTTTCTTCTACCCTTGTGTTAGACTTTACACATTATGAAAATTTATCAAACTTCCCCTTATGTCCAAACCTAATGAGTTGGTCCCTATATCTCCCGAAGCTCTAGAGATATTGAATGTATACTTGCAGACTCAAGATATTAACGCTACTGCTAGAGAGCTGGACATACATCCCACGCAAGTCTCACAATACCTTAGAAAATCAGAAGTCAAGAACTACCTAGATCATGTCTACCTTAGTGCTGGGTACCGTAACCGCGATAAATTAGCTCTTGCATTCGACGACCTCATTGAGAAGAAACTAGAAGAAATGATGGAAACCGGTTTAGGGTCTACTAAAGATATTTCTGAGCTATTAATGATGCAGCATAAAATTCGTATGGAAGAATTAAAAGCTATGGCTGATATTGAAAAAATTAGAGAAGGTAGCATACGTAAACAAACAAACGTACAAATTAATACTGGTGGCTCACCGTATGGAGAAGGCCAGTATGGTGCTTTACTAGGTCAGCTTTTATCTCAGTAACTCGCTAGAGTATATAAAATTATTGGTCCTAGACGTATAAGTCGCTAGAACCTACTTGTTAATGGGTGAACCGAGCCTGCAGCTCTTTCCTAGTGCCTTTACACTGGGATAGCCCTACCAATAAAAGTCTTAAAGGAGACGGTGTGGAAAATTTAGTTAATGAAATTTATGAGGTGTTAGTTTCACGGTTTGGGGTTAAAGAAATATGTATTCCAGCATTTAGTAGAACTAAACGAAAGGCAACTAGCTGGAAAGAATTTATTACTTATGTAGTTATAGATGGATTAAAAAGTGAAGAGCTAGCTACTAAGTGTGGTTATTCCGGATCTTCCAAACTATCTCAGTATTTAACAGGGCATTATGAGAAGCTAACGTCAGAAAAAGGTAATACTTACTATATAACTTTCTTCTTATTTTTAATTGGTAAGAAAAAGTGTAGTAAATGTGGTGAAATAAAACCCTTAAAAGAGTTTAACAATAGTGCTCAGCAGTACCACGGCCTAAATCCTTCATGTAAGCTATGCTCACGAGAGGATAGTAATATAAGGTACTATGAAAACCATGAAGCAAGCCTAGGTTACGCTAGAAAGTACTATCAAGCAAATAAAGAAAAAGTAAAAGAAGAGGTTAGGTCCTACTATAAAATACATAAAGAAAGCATCCTAGTAGAGGCAAAAAAGTATAGGCAGGAAAATAAACCATTAATAGCATATCATGCGGCTAAGCGTAGAGCAGATCTACTACTAGCCACCCCAAATTGGGCAGATAAAGAAAAGATAAAACAAATGTATAAACAACGACCAGAGGGTTATCATGTAGATCATATTATACCTCTACACCATGCTAACGTATGTGGACTTCATTGTGAATTTAACTTACAGTACTTGATTGCTAGTGAAAATTTAAGTAAATGTAATAGGTTTGAAGTATGTTAAAAATTAGTAGGCCGGATATTAGTAGTACAGAAATTACTGAGTTCCCGGTAGAGGATAGGTTTATAAAACTCCCAATTCAGAAATATGTTGATTTATTGGGCATAAAGCTTAATGGCCCTCAAATAGCACTAGTTAACGCATTAAATAATCCTAAATATAGATTTGTAGTAGGAGCAGTATCTAGGCGGGTTGGAAAGACCACTATATGTAATATAATTGGTCAGCTAATAACATTAGTTCCTAATTCTCATGTATTAATCATGAGTCCTAACTATGCACTATCGTCAATTTCATTTGAAGAGCAACGTAAACTAATTAATCATTTCAAATTAGAGGTCGAACGCGATAATGCCAAGGATAGAATCATAGAGCTAAAAAACGGTTCTACAATTCGGATGGGATCTGTATCTCAGGTTGATTCAGTAGTTGGCCGGTCATATGACCTTATCCTGTTTGATGAGGCTGCACTAACTTCGGACGGGCAAGAAGCCTTTGAGATAGCGTTGCGTCCCACACTTGATAAACCTAGTGCTAAAGCAGTTTTTATTTCAACTCCACGCGGTAGAAATAATTGGTTCTCTACTTACTGGCACTATGGATTCAACTCTATCCCTGCATTTGCTAGATGGGCTTCTATCCACGCCGACTATCGTGAGAATCCTCGCGCTAGCGAAGATGACATTAATGAAGCTCGTGCAACTATGCCGGCTTCGCGATTCGCTCAAGAGTTTGAGGCTAGCTTTAGTGTGTTCGAAGGACAGATCTTTAAGTTTGACCATAAGTGTATCATGTCGGTGGATAAATGGGAACATCTTGAAAGAATTATGGGACTTGATATCGGTTTCAAAGATCCTACCGCCATGCTCGTTTTGGGGTATGACTACGATTCTCAGGTCTTCTATGCCCTAGACGAATTTCAGCAAGCAAATATGACCACAGATCAGTACGCCGTAGAATGCAAAGCTCTAGAAGATAAGTATGATGTACAGATGATCTTCATTGATTCTGCTGCACAACAGACTCGCTACGATTGGGCTGTAAACCATGATATTTCTACAATTAATGCAACTAAGTCCGTGCTGGACGGGATTGCATATGTTCAGATGATTGTCGAGCAAGGAAAACTAATTGTGGACCCCAAATGTACACATCTTCTAGCAGCACTAGACCAGTTCCGCTGGGACCCAAAGGAAACTCTGATTACTGAGAAGCCAGTACATGATAAATATTCTCACATGGCTGATGCTTTGAGGTACGCTCTGTACAGCTATCGTTCTAATGTAGGAAGTTTCTGATGGTAGGAAAATTGAATTGATTTTATATTTTGTTTATCGTATAATACTGAAAATGAGGAATATAAAAATTGGCTGCAAATAAAAAAGAAGGTGAGCTTAAACGGGACGAAATAAAGTATGTACGCGATAGAGCTAAAGCTAGGTATCCGAAGGGTACTTGTTGTGCTATCTGTGATACTACTGAGAACCTAGAGTTTCACCACTACTCGTCCCTTACCCTACTATGGGAGAAGTGGAAAGTTACTACCGGTATCTCTATTGATGATGTTGATGACGTGATGTTCCATCGTGATACCTTTATTGCTGAACATGAAAAAGAGTTATACGAAGATGCAGTTACACTATGTAATGGTCACCATGTAAAACTACATACAATCTATGGAGCCAAGCCAGCACTTCATACAGCAGCAAAACAAGCTAACTGGGTTAAAATTCAATACGGTAAGTTGCATAAGGAGTAAAGATGGGACTTAAGTCTTGGATTATAGAAAAATTTAACCCCGCACAGGCCGAGATCGCTAGAAATGAGGGTGACAGTATTTATGCAGATAATACTATCACCTTTGAACAAGCGTATGACGCCCTAACTACTGTTAGACGTGCTGTTGATATGATTGTTAATGGAGCATCTAGCTTCGATGTAGACGTAAAAGAAAAGATAAATGGCCTAGTAACACCAACAATTGGTACTAGAAAGGCTAAAGTAGAAAACCTACTTAATTTTCAGCCTAATCCATATATTGATACTAATAAATTTCGTAGACTTATTTATATAGATCTAGTGCTGACTGGTAATGCGTTTATATACTATGATGGTGTATATCTCTATAATCTACCGGCATCTCAGATGGAAATCTTAACAGATCCTTTAATTTATGTAAAGGGCTACAAGTATAATGGCATTATAGACTTTAAACCTAGTGAAGTATTGCACATATCAGATAATTCTAGTACTTCTATATACATGGGAACTTCTAGGCTTAAATCGACTACTGATACTTTAAAGGTACGCAGTGATATGACTGCTTTCCAAGGTAACTTCTTCAAGAATGGAGCAGTACCTGGGCTTGTGATCAAGAGTCCAAACGTACTTGGTGATAAGATTAAAGCTCGTATGATAGAGTCTTGGCAGTCACAGTACTCTCCAACTAAGGGTGGAAAAAGACCCCTAATTTTAGATGGCGGACTAGATTTAGATAAAATCACGGACGTAAACTTCCGCGAGCTAGATTTCAAAGATTCAATAACTTCTAAAGACCTAGAAATTCTAGTAGCTTTAGGAGTTCCAGAGGTTTTAATAAGCTCCGGTAATAATGCCAATATCACCCCAAATCTCAGACTCTTTTATATGGAAACAATTTTACCACTTGTTAGAATGGTAAATGCTGGTTTTGAAAGATTCTTTGGTTATGACCTAGAGCCAGAAGCTTCTAAAGTTTCAGCAGTCCAACCAGATTTAAAAGATGAAGCTATGTATCATAGCACGCTTGTAAATGGTGGAGTAATTAGTCCAAATGAAGCAAGGGCTGAATTGAGATACGACCCCAAACCGGGGCATGATGACCTACGAGTACCTGCAAATATTGCTGGTAGCGCAGCAGGTGAGCCGGGTGGAGGAGCCCCTAAAAAAGATGCAGATAAATAAGAAATTTGAGCTTATCTCTGGTTTCTCAGTTGAGAAGGCTGGAGAGTCAGATGAACTTCGTATTGTTGGTTATGCCAACACTACTACGAAAGATAGAGTTGGTGATGTTGTTGCAATGGAGGCATGGACTAAGGGTGGTATTGACAACTACAAGCTAAATCCAATTATCCTAGCATACCACAACCACTCTAGACCGATTGGTGTAGCAGAATCCTTATCCATTGATGAAAAGGGTTTAAAGATCACTGCTAGAATCAGCAAAGCCGCTGGAGAAATTTACCAGCTAGTACAAGAAGGAATCCTCAAAGCTTTTAGCATCGGATTCCAAGTTAAGGATGCAGATTACGATAGTGCTACAGATATTTTCGTAATTAAAGATCTAGAACTACTTGAAGTTAGTGTAGTTTCTGTTCCGGCAAATCAGGATAGTCTATTCTCAGTCTCTAAAGGCTTTGATAGTGAAGCTGATTACTTAGAATTTAAAAAATCATTTAACCCACCAGAGGAAACCCTAGAAGAAATTGCTAAAGAGCAAGAGACTCAGGTACTCCCCGAAGTAGAAGAACCCAAGGAAGAAGAATTTATGGATAAAGAAGAACTACAGAAGATGATTGCAGAAGCTACCAGTGCTGCTGTAACCAAAGGTATTGAAGTTGGTCAGTCAGGTGCTGAGAAGCTACTAGCTGATGCAGAAAAACGCATTAAAGATGCAGAAGCTGCTGGTGCAACTAACCTAAAAGCTGTTGAAGACCTACGCGCTGCCCTAGCAGAGAAGGCAAGCGAAATCGAAGCTCTACAAAAGAGCAAGATGCAATTTGATGAAAAAGCAACTGGTGACAAAATCAGCTATGCTGAAAAAGAAGCTGCTGTACTTATGGCTAAGGCTACTAATAAAGGTATCACCGAAACCTCCATTTTCCGTGACCTAGTACAAAAGTTCGGTGCTCATATTCCTAGTGCAACTTGGGAACTTGAAGTTTCTACTAATATGCAAGACGAAATTCGTCGTGCTCTAATTGTTGATCCTATCTTCAATAAGAATATTAGCATGAATAACCCCGTTATGCGTCTACCAGTCAACCCTGAAGCAGGGTATGCTAACTGGGTACTAGAAGCTGGCTATAAGGCTGCTACATCTAGTGGTACTGCTCAGAACCACGTTGTAAAAGAAATCAACCTAACTGCTTATAAACTAGCAACCAAGGAATTCCTAGGTACTGAAGAAGAAGACGATAGCATTATTCCTCTACTACCTATCATCCGTGACGCTATTGTTCGCAGAACTGCAAAAGCATGGGATCTAGCTCTACTACGTGGTGCTGGTGCTGGTGCTGACCCCATTAAAGGTATTATCACAACCGCTGCTGGTGGTGACATTATCTCTGGTGGTGCTGGTCTAGCTAAAGCCACTATCCAGAAGATGATTGATATGCGTCGTGCCCTAGGTACCCGCGGTCTTAATCCTTCAGAACTAGTTTTCGTTGTTTCTAATGATGTTTACTACGATCTACTAGACGATACCTCTTTCCAAACTATGGATAAGGTTGGTACTCGTGCTACCCTACTAACTGGTCAAGTTGGTTCTATTGCTAATGTTCCAGTTGTACTAAGTGGTGAATTTGAAGCTAAGGCTGCCACCAAGATTGGTGCTGTTCTAGTTAATCAAAATAACTTCCTAGTTGGTCGTTACAAAGGACTACGTGTTGAGTCTGATTATTCTGTAGAAAATCAACAACGTCTAATCGTTGCTTCACAGCGTCTAGGATTCCAACAAATCTCTAGCGTTGAAGGTAACGGTGTTTCAGTATTCCGTTGGACAGCCTAATCTTTAGGTAATTATATAGATGGGGGCTTCGGCCCCCATTTTGCTATATATTACGCGTAGTATATAGCAAAATAAACAAGCAATAAGGATACCTATGGTAGATACTGAAGACACCGATTTAAAAAAGGATATGTTAGATGCTTTAGCTACTATTCAAGATCCTGGGCAACGTATAGTTTTAATGTTACTTATGAGAAGTATGGATAATATATCACATAAATTAGATAAGGTACTATCTGATGAAGCTAAAATTAAACATATAGTACTTAATGGGCATTCGGATGCTCATGATGCTCACCATAAGTGGGTAGATGAGCAAATAGCTAAAAAAGTAGAGCACACAGAATCATTAGATTTTATTAAAGCTAGAAGAAATAATGGTGGACTCTGTGAGTTCGCAAAAAGAAAAGTAGAAGAAGAAAAAGCACTTAATGCTAGTAAAAGAAAAATAAGTGAAGGTATTGTAGAAAAAATACTAGTAGCTGTTTTAATGTTCGTAGCAGGTGTTTGGGCTTCTATACATTTACCATTATGAAAAAAAGTTGGTATTTTAAGCCAAGAAATTGTTTAACATATGCTATTAGTATGTGGATTAAACATGGTGGTTACATAAAAATGCGTAAGAGTTTAATTGCTGAGCTGCATGGCTGTGGTAAGTACCATATATTAAATCTTGTACCACATTTTTTACATCAAACCAAAGAAGGTAAAGTAACACAACTAGTTCGTACAAAAGAAGAAAACATTAAAGCTAAAAAATTTGGACCATTTCTAGATTGGTTATGGTTATGGCATTTTAATGGAGAGATTGTAGAAGAGGATGTACAATTTACGGGGGGAACTAATGAATATAATATTAAGACCTAATATTTTTGTTAGAGGTATGGATGCTCTCAGTCAGCTTGCAAATGTATTTTTATTTAATGGTAATGCCAATGACTCTGTTAGTGGTAGAGCATTTAAAGAATCATGGAAATTGGAAAAAGTTATTAATTTTGTATGTTTTTGGGAACCAGAACACTGTAAACTAGCATACTATACAGATTTAGCTCGTGCTAAAACTATGGTATATGAGGAAGAAAATAAATGAAAGTAGAAATTTTAGAAACTAAACTAAGTAGCCATGGATTTTATGCAGAAGCTGGAGATAGACTAACAGTTACTGATGAAGTTGGATTAACTTGGTGCCAAAACGGCTGGGCGAAGGACCTTTCAGGTCAAATCGGCCAATCCGATAGAGTTGTAACAGATAGTACAATTAATCCAACCGATATGTCTATAACAGTTTTAGGAGAATCAGCTAATGGCTAAATATCTACACCCAACCGCAGTACTAGACGGACTTCTAGACAAAATTGCTACTGGTACTATTATGACAGTATGTTCCGCACAACCAACTACACGTACAGAGGCAGTTACAACTTATGCTTTAGCAGATGTAGTAATGGCAGGTGGTGACTTCACAAAGGCTAATGGTGATACAAATGGTCGTAAAGTTACTGTGGCTCAAAAAGCAGCAGTACCTATTGATGCTAGTGGAACTGCTACACACGTAGCAATCTGTGATGGTACTAATGTACTGCTAGTTACTACTTGTACTTCTCAGGCTCTTACATCTGGTGGTACTGTAACAATTCCTACCTTCAAGTGTGAAACTAGTGATCCTACTTAATTTATGTCTTTGTTAGAAGAACTAACATCCGGCCCGCTGGCCGCAGAACTCGCACCTCACATCGCCGCAGGCACTGACGGCGTGATTGCGGCCATTCTCAACCGTGCAGACATTCCAGCAAAGGGTAAGGTGTTGTCGCATGACATTCGGCAATACCTGATGTTGGTTGATTTGCTGATCGCCATCGAAGCCAGCTCGCAGCCGGCTTGTGTTGCTGCGAAACGTGCGTTGGAAGTCTTCCCGATCTTCGACCTTTCCAACCCGATGATCCTGGGCAAGTTCACGCAAGTGCTTGATGGTCTGGTGGCTGAAGAACTGATTCCTGACTTCACGGAAGTTCACAAGATGACGATTCTGTCTTTGGCTGATACGCTAATCAGCCGAGTGGAACAGGCCGGACTTGGTAACGTCGATCACATGGCTGTTGCCAAAGCATTGAGGGGTTAAATCATGGCTGAATTCACTCTATCCGGTTACAAGGCCAGTGCAGAAACTGCGCTGACCACAGAACTCAATGCACTTGCTAACGGTTAATAATCTGCTTAGTGCAAAAACAATTGATAATATACTACTAAGCCAAGGATTAAATCTTCTAGTTAATCATTTAGCTAATAGTAATTTACTTACTACAGCTGATTTAATTCAAGCTAATACTTTAATATTACAAAGTCTAGCTACTGGTAATTCAATAAGCTCAGTATTACTATACCAAGCTTATGTACTAACGGTTAATAATCTGCTTAGTGCAAAAACAATTGATAATATACTACTAAGCCAAGGATTAAATCTTCTAGTTAATCATTTAGCTAATAGTAGTTTACTCACTACAGCTGATTTAATTCAAGCTAATAGTCTAATACTACAGAGTTTAGCTTCTTCAAACTCAATAAGTTCAGTATTACTATACCAAGCATATACATTAACAGTTCAGAACTTAACTAATGCAAAAATAATTGATAATGTACTACTAAGTCAAGGATTAAATCTTCTAGTTAATCATTTAGCTAACAGTAATTTAATTACTACAGCTGATTTAATTCAAGCTAATAGTCTAATACTACATAGTTTAGCTTCTTCAAATTCAATTAGCCCAGTATTATTATACCAAGCACATAGTTTACTAATTGATAGTCTAAATATAAATTCTAGTATAGAAGAGTTTGCACTTTCACAAGGCATAACTATAAGTTTACTAAATCTATTAGTATCAAATACTAATAGCACTATAGAATTAAACCAGAGTAATGTATTATTAGTTGACTACTTAGATGTAAGTTCTTTTACTGATAATTTAGAATTAGGTACACAAGCACAGTTAATTATATCTGATATTCTTCATAGTAGTTTTATAAATAATATCATTTGGATTAATAATATTATTCCAGAAGCTAGAATAATAGTAACAAGTACTGATAATAGGTATGTTTTAATACCTATAGAAAATAGGTTCTTACTAATAGCTAAGGACGATAGAACTTTATTTGGAGTTTAAAAATGAAATATCTCACTAAAGGTGACTTGCTCACCCTCCTAGATGATGAAGCAAGCGCCTTTACTGCATTCATGATGGACCCTGCTCAATTCGGGGTTCAAGAACCTTTGCTCACTACGCTGAAGCTGGAGAAGCAGAAGTTCGACTGGACGAATGGTGTGGATGTGGGTCTGCCTCAAGTGCAGGCACTGGTATCTGTGCTGCAAGGCTACGGTGTTATCTCGGCTGAGAAAGCTGCTGCCATTCATGCGACGCCTGACACCCCTGAACTGGATTCATTCACGGTCAACATTCTGGCTCAGGATGAGATTACCGAAGCGAATCGCTACGGCGCTGAAATGCGTGGCAGTAACTATTACACCAAGGTTGATTTCCTGAATGACACCAAGGGCGAGGTTGTTACTGAAGAATTTATCTTCGACCGAGTACCTTCTGAAGCTGAAATGACTGCTGCCATCATGCAGCACATCAAACACTTGAAGGCTCGCTAATGGCTGTCCAGACAGTTACAGCCAACGTGAATGCTGATGCGATTGCATCGGGTGCATGGCGTTCCAATGACTCTCTGACCATCAATAATGGCGCAGTGGTTACGGTCAACACGGATCAAGCTAGGTTCTGGAATAGCATCACCATCAACAACGGCAAGCTGCGCATTGAGAATACCAGTACGACTGATGCCATTCGTTTCATCATGGGGCGGGTATCAGGAACCGCAGCAGGCAACATCACACCTGCCTCTGGATTGGGTTCTGTGGAGATTGCAGGTAACTGGATTGAAATAGGTACGAGTAACGGTACAGCAGGCCAGACTTTCACCGTGCCTTACCGTGATTACGTGGCTGCGTTGTGGGTAGAGACTGCACCTAGTTCTGGCGTCTATGAGTCCTGGGCGAATGCTGGTGAACCTTACGGTATGGTTCCTAAATGGCTGTTGTCTGGTCTTGCTGCGTTTGGTAAAGGCCGCAAGGGCATGGTGTTTAAACAAACCCCTAATACCGCACAGCATCGCAATATCGTTCTGACCAACTGTTCCATTACCAATGCCAGCCGTATTGCTACGGTAAGCAGCACAACTGACTTATCTCCAGGCGCACATATCACTGGTTCAGCAGGTATTACTGCGAATACGGTAGTTGAGAAAGTGCTGTCTGCCACTCAGTTTGAAATGAATGTGGCGGCTACGGCTACCAGTTCAGTCGTTACGATGACTATCTATACCACTTGGGAAGTACAGCATACAAACCAAGTGGTATTCGGTGATGACTTCGACGGTGCGATTCCGCCGAATGGTTGCAAGATCAGAATCCCGAACATCATGGTGACGCATGTATGTGGCGAGAATATTCACAACGGGGCAGTCACTGGAACCTATATCGCCTTAACTAATTCAGGTAGTTTGATTGCCGATACTTGCTTATTTGATGTGGCTCCGGGTAACTATACCGGAGCAGAGAAACTTTCACTGAAACGTATTGGTTGTAGTTATCCGCCAACGCTCAGTAAGGTTTACGGCATTGATATTGATGATATGTGTGTGGCGGTACGTCCCTTCCGTAATCATTGGGGAGCAACTACACCTGTACTTGATACTACTGCAACCAACGCTGGAAGCAACGGCACGCTTTGGGCTATTAGCTACATTACCGGTTCAGTTAAAAAAATACACATAGCCGCCACTAAACAGATTGGTGGTGGTACTTCCAGCATTCTGCGCTTCGACTATTGCGATGGACTTACTTTAGAAGACACTCGTCTTATTTGTCAGGGTGGCAGAAATGCTCAATCCATGCTTGCGCTATATTATGTCAATAACTCAATTATTGATGGTGTAGAAACGTATGGTGGCCCACCCATTCGTTTTGTCACTTCTTCTGATAACAAAGTAAGTAACGTAGTGTTTGGAATGAGTGTGTATTCAGAAGGTGTTTCTTACGATTACACTAGGTACACTCTGTCGGCACAATATGATCCGGTAACAGGTAATCCGTTAGCTGAAAATACGCGGTACTATATTAAGCCATTCTGGCAAGAGTATGCCAATATGGGCTACACCGGCTTCTTTGGTGATTGGAGGGAG